AATTTATGGCGCACCTCGTCACGGGTGTACCCGAAGAAGACCAGTCCGTCGGCATCCAAACGGAACCAGCCCGGCTTTATCTGTCTAATCATCATCCTCACTCTCCTCTGGCTCACATGATGGGCATCCGGGGTGATCTGGATCTCGGCAATCCGGGTGCCGGCTAAGGTCTTGCTGGTACCATCGCTGGCGCAGGGTGGGGCGCTCGTCGTCGTCGTAGTCAAACATATTGCACCGCCCCGCACTGCGGCAGGTATCGGTGCGGCCTGCCCAGCTTGCGCTCCAGCTCTCTTATCCTGCGGGCAAGACGGGCGCGTTCTCGGTTCATGATTGACATGATGAATGGCCGGTCAAACACGGTGCCCTTGACGGGTTTGGCGCGTTTCCAGAATCCGTAGCTCATTTCAGTTCTCCTCGTCCAGTATCTGCTGGAGCAGATCCAGCGTTACGTCGCTTTGCTTAGCCACGTCTTGTGCGGCTGAGAGCAAGATCAATTTGTCTCGTGCCGAGGCCAGCAGCCCCAGCACTTGGTGCCCGCCTATTTGCGACTCGATTGCTGTTTCCAGCAAGCGGATGAATTTTGTGGTGTCGTTTATCACTTTATTACCTCGACTTTCCCAAACAGTTTGACCGCGCCTATTTCGCGCTTAACAAGGCGGGCGCGTTCGCGGTTCATCAATGTCATGATAAACGAGCGGTCAAAGGCGCTGTCGCTGAGGGGTTTGGCGCGTTTCCAGAATCCGTAGCTCACTTTGCTTTCTCCGTTTTATTCGTCAATGTTAACGACGTAGTTAATTTGCGTTTTGTCATTTTTATAAACCTCTCGGATTTCCAAAGCTTTGGCCGGGTCAGTCTTTGCCAGCAGGCGGCAATATTCGTTAACGATGATTGCGCCCACTGTGCGAGTCAGAGGTGCGTTGTAAAACTCCGCAAGCTCACGCAGCATGTAGTAATGTTCAGGCCGCGCTGCAATGGCGGTGTAATTCTTCTTTATCTTTTCAGTGGCCTTCGCACCCCGAACCCTCGGGCCTCGGTATCTGCCAATCCGTCTTCTGCGCTTAGGCTTTTTTACAACCTCCTCGCTCACGATTTTCTCCATTTTGATTTACTCGTAATTGCTAATTTATCTACCTGCGCTTCGCGCATTACATCGATGATTGATTTTGCTCGCACAGGCTCCTGCGGCACTGGCACCTGCGGTGCGGGCAGAGATTGAATCTCTACATCCGCTACATCCTCTACATGCCCCGTGGCATCTAACATTTCGGCTTCATCGCCTATTTCGTCGTCCGTCTCGTCATCCGCCTCGTCATCCGTCTCGTCATCCGTCTCGTTGTCCTCGTCGCTCTCATGATAGTTTTCACGCCAAACCTCTTCACCAGCAATTCCTTCGGCAATCGGCGTGACATCAATGATGGACGAGGGGTCACCGTAGAGCAGCTTGATCTCCTCCAACTTCCTGCGCACCTCCTCTACACTCATCGAGTCAATGGTGCCGTGGCGAATCTCCTTGCGGTCTACATAGATCGTTCCCAGCGCCTGCCCGCGACGGTACTCAGCCTGTACTGCAGCGGAGTAGTTGCCAGCCTCAATCGCTTTGTCGCGGATGATCTGCAGGTCCCTCATGTGCCGCTCGACCGTTGTCCCGTAGCGTTCCGCAAGCTCGCTGCGGTACTGCTGAATCGCAGCAACGACATGGGGGTACTTCTTGGGGTCAGTCAACTCAAGCGCCGTGACGTGGGCGCTTTTTGCTTTGTACCCCGCCGCGATGGCCGCTCTGTTCAAAGAGTACGTGCCGTCTCCCTCAACCAACGCATGTATGAACCGCCACTGCTGCGGAGTCACAGGTCGCGTCTGTTCTGACAATGGCGCGACTTGTGTGTTAAGTCTTTTTTGAAGAGGACTCCCCGCAAACTGGGATTTTCTAAGCGGTGACGAGTTAAACAACTCCGCTGTGCGTTTTGCTATTTTGTCCATAATTCAACCCAATTAATATAACAATAAATATAATATGCTGCAACGCGCAAGATAACAAGCGTTGCTCACGCCTTCAAAGCCCTTAAAAGGTCACGTTGGCTCGCATCTTTGCTCGCCAACACCTGTAGCACCCGCTCATCAATGCAGCCTCCGGCAACAATGTGGACTATTCTCACCGGCTTGGTTTGCCCTTGCCGGTGCAGACGGGCGTTGAACTGTTGGTACAGCTCCAACGACCACACCAGTCCGAACCACACGCACAGCGAGCCACCCTCCTGCAGGTTCAACCCGTGGCCGGCACTGGCCGGGTGGGCGAGCAGCATCTTGATCTCGCCCCGGTTCCAACGGTTGATTGTCTCGGGGTCTTTGTCCAACGTCACCGCGTCTGGGAACATCGCCACGATGCGCATGAAGTCAGTGCGGTAGTTGTAGGCAACCAGCATCGGCTCGTCGTTGTTCTCGACAAGCTCCTTGAGCGCCTCCAGTTTAGCGTTGTGGATCTGTGTCCAGTTCCCAACGGCATCGGTGTACGTTGCGCCGTTGCACCACTGCAGCAGCTTGTTCGCCAGCACCGCAGCGTTGACCGCCTCAACCTCCTCGCCGCTTGGCAGCGTTGCAAGCAGCTGCTTCTCGAAGCTGTCGTACTTCGCCTTGATAGATTCCGGCAACGCAACCCTTTCGATCAAATCTATCCGCTGCGGCAGTTCAAGGTAGTCGTCAGCCGACATGCTGATGCACACATCAGCAACCAGATCGTGAATCTGCTCGGCTGCGCCTTGTTTAATAGTCCACCTGTACCCCATGTAGTCCGGCTCAAAAAACCGCTGTTTGTAGCCGGTTAACGTGCGCCCCAAGCGCGCCCCGAAGTCCACAAGGTACATCTGTGACCACAGGTCGAGCAGGCTGTTTGGGGAGGGTGTGCCGGTGAGCAACACCATGTACTCTGTCTCGGGCAGAATCTTTTTCAAAGCCCTCCAACGCTGCGCGCTGCTGCTCTTAAAGCTGCTCGACTCATCGACCACCACCGCATCGAACGGCCATGCGCGCATGTAACCCTTGACCAGCCACGGTACGTTCTCGCGGTTGATGACGTACACGTCAGCCGTTCGCTGCAGCGCACTGATGCGCTTTCGCTGCTCCCCTGTACACACACTTACCTTCAGGTGACGCAGGTGCCCCCACTTCTCACACTCTTGCTGCCAGACGCCGTTTGCCACACGCAGCGGGGCAATCACCAGCACCCGCTTGACCACGAACCCGTCAATCAAGTCGCTCGCCGCGCTCAGGGCACTGGCCGTCTTACCAAGGCCCATGTCGAGCAGCAACATGCAGCGTTTTTTATGTTTGATAAACCGAATGGCTTTGTTTTGGTACTCATGCAGATCAGATTGGGTAAGCAAGGTCGATGCCCTCCAGTGAGTCGATGACCCAGACAGTGCAGCCCAAGGCGCGCCGTCTAACATGGTCACGGTGTTGTTTCTCTGTGGGCACTTGTCCCGGCCTTTTGCACTCAACAAACTCAATGCGGTTACCCTGCAGGGTCACCAGACGATCAGGCACTGAGCGTTTCGCGGGGCTGGTGAACTTCTCACAGGTGCCCCCCAACAGCTCAATACGTTTAACCAACGCCTTCTCTACGTCACGTTCAAGCATCTCGATACCCCACTTCACACAGTAGTTTCTCAGCCGCCACAAGGTACGATCGATAACACACATCGTCTGGGAAGGTGTCCGGCAGCTGCATCAGCGGTCTAGCCCCCGCCGACTTGGGCACACGGTTGTTGTTGATGTTGTAATGAATACACTCGTCTGAGGCAACCGAGGTTGACAGGTAGAACCTCACCGCCTTTCCGAGCAGCTCGCCGCGCCACTTGGCACCGCCCTTGACCTGACGCACGGTGCAGAACTTCGTTATGTCCCCACACTGGGTTATCGTCTTGTCAATCGGCTCACCCGTGGCGATGTACGCGGCCACCGCCTCGTAGACAATGACTTGGTCTGGGTTCTTCTGCAGCCCACCCGAGGCGAAGCAGCCCTTCCCCTTGGTGGTGCCATCGTGCTTGACCGCAATGTAGTTATTCACGTCCCTGCTGGCGATTGCCGCGTAGTCGGTGCGCTCCAGTGGGTAGGTCGTATCCAGCATCCAGTCCCACATGATCTGCTGCACCGTGTCCAACTGGTGCTTTTTGTGATGGATGACGATGCCGTCCGTGTTGGCACTGACCACCCTAACGCCCACCTCCTCCAGCCGCTCAATCAGCATCAATAGTGCCAGCTGCCCCGTCAGGGTTGTCTGGATCAACAGGTCTGGGGCGTAGAGCGCACTGTACTTGCTGCCCAGCTTCCCGAAGCTGCCGTTGACCGCAATCTTCAGCGTGTCGGCCACCACCTTGTCGCCGCGCTTCTTCGCCTCAAGCCTGCGCTCAACAATGGACTGGTACACCTTCAGGAACGGCGCGCCCAACGACTTGGGGGCAAGACGCTGCTGCAGTATGATGTTGGGGTAATAGCTGGCAACGTCCCAGTCACAGAGCATCTCGTCCTCGGCGCAGCGTATAAACTGCGCCGACTCACAAGAGTGCAGACCGCCGATGCCCATCTGGTAGGACGCCCGACCTATCTCAATTTTGCTATTGCGCAGCCACGCGGGCATCACCACCGAGCCGCTTGCACCCATGCAGAAAAGCTCAGACAGGACGGCCTTGAATACCTTTTTCAGCAGGGGCGTTTTGAACGTAATGATTTGAGGGTCGAGGTAGTGGAAGGTGTAGTTCTCCGCCAAGGGTGTAGCTTGGTACTCCTTGCCGGTCATGTTAGTCAGCTCTGACTTGATCACCGTCTCAGCAATCTGCGCGTCCGACTTACTACGCAGATCCACCCCATACTGCTCCGACATCTCAGCGCGCAGCGCGATGGCCTTCTCAAGGGTGCGGTACAGCATCTCAGTGGTATCAAGATCGTTGATACAGTACTGCCGCATCAGTGGTCGCAGCGACACCCCGATGCTGTCGTCAGGGGCAATGGGCAGGTCTTGAAGCTTAGGCGCGTGCATACGGCCACCGTATATCTTCAGGCCCACCCTGCCGGGGGAAACATCCATCAAATCGATGTGATCCCACGCTTCGGGTACATCAATCTCATCGTCCCTGCACACTTTCCAGCTTGGGTAACCGCTCTTGATGATCTTGTCGGACAGGCGTTTGAGGGCTTGGTTGTCCCAGCCCTGCACCGCTGCGGTAATCATCGGCAGGTCGTAGTTCAGGCCGTTGAAGCTGATGGTTGTCTGGCTGCGCATCATCGATGCAATAGCCCTGCGGTCTAGCGCGACATCAGCGCACAGCTCAAAGTAACGAACCTTGCCGTCACTGAGCTGTTTCGCGCATAGCAGAAAATAGTCTTTGTAGACTTCGGTGTCGATCACAAGCATGAGGGGTAGCCTCGATAAAAAAGCCGCCCGGGGGCGGCTTCAAGTTTGCACATCTTATCTTAGTATTTGAAGTCGTCATCCATGCCGAACGCATCGAACTCGTTGACACTGACAGCGCCATCGCCGAACGGCTCGCCGCCGTGGCTGAACTGCACACCGTCGAGTTGCGCGTTGATGCGCTTGCCGAACTGGTTGTTCTGCGCCCACAGCGTCACGATAGCGTTGACGTAGCACCCTGCGTAGACGATGTTGTCACTCTCTGTGATAGGCGACTGATCACGGTTGATCACCAGAGGGCGCTTCTTGGTGCTCGCCTTCAGGGTGTACATGCCGTGGTTCTCAGCGCGCGCGCTCTCGTCACCGTCTTTCAGACACAACTTGTCAGCGGGTATCTTCGACTTCAGCTCTTCTTTGGACAGGGTTTCAATTGCCTTGATGATGTCAGCGATCACATCTTTGTGGATCTTTTTATCGAGGATGAACGTGCTTTCGTACTTGCCAGTGTCCTCACCGCCGAACTTTGCAGTGTTGAACAGGTTGGGGAACGACAGACGAACGCCTTGCATTTTGATCTTAGCCATTTGCGTTTTCCTTTTTACAGTTTAATTTACGGTTTGGTTGTTGCCTTTCGAGAGTTAAGTATTGCTTATCCCTTCACAAGCTTCAAGCAGTTTATTTAAAATAGCTGAAGTCCTCCACCTCCGCCCCCAACGGGGCGCGCTTGTCATCCTCTGGCACGATCACCGGCCTGCCTTGCGGCTTGACGATTAGTTCTGCAATCGCCCCTGCTCGGCTCTTGCCCAGCACCTTCTCCGCTTTGGCAACCGAGAGCAGCTTCTTCTCGTACGCCTCTTCAGCCAGCAGCTCCACCAACGCCTGCTCGGCACCGGCCTCGTCCGCCCACTGGCGCAGGCTGCGCCCAGCGACCAGTTTGTAACCGGGGAAGCTCTTCCCGCTATCCAGCAGCTCGAACGCGTGCTGCTCCACCGCGTCGAACCATGAGACGATCAGTGCCTTGCTGTCGAGAGCCTTCTTAAGCTGGAGCGCCGTCAACGTGTCGGGGTTAGCCATCTGGGCAAGGTTGTCGAAGTCAGTGGCGATCACCTCATGCGTCACGCGCAGCAGCTGGGCGCAGGTCGGCTTGGCGCGGCAGAACCGGCACTGCTTCTCCCCTGCAACGCGGGGTGCGTCATCGGCCAGTGCCGCGTTCGCCCGCTCACTCAACCACTCACCCCAACGCAACAGCTCCTCTTTATTGATCGACCACTCGCTGATGCTGTCCATGCGCGGCTGGGCTATGACAATGACCACTTTCTGGATGTCGTGAACCATCTCGTAGTCGGCCAGCGCGCCCAACGCGTAGAGAATGCCCTGCGTGTTCTCAGCCGCTGAGACCGGCACGCCCTTGCCGTACTTGAGATCAATGACGTACAGCGTGGTGTCCTGCACCACCAGTGCGTCAGCCGTGCCGAACCCCTCTGGCACCCACTCCGAGAAGTCCACCCGCTGCTCGTACTCATGCGAGCCGCTGATCGACTTGACGTAGTCCACGTAGACCTGCACGTAGTCAGCCATCTCCTTATCAACGATCACGGCGTTGGCCTCGATCAACGGCTTGCCCACCCACTGCTGACAGTCGCCGCCCTTGGTCAGCACCAGCTCGGCCAGCTCATGCGCGGCAGTACCCTCGTCAGCGAAGGCACTGCGCTTCTCTTCAATGCCCTCCTCAGCCTTCACGCTGCCGGGACAGGCCGTCCAGCGGTGCGAGCCACTTGCTCCCAACTTCGCGTGTGCAGCACTCATCGCTGATCCTTTAGCTTCAAAAGTTTGGCTTTAAGCGCAGGCAGGTCAGCCGGCGCAATGTCCTGTAGTTTCTGAGCGTTATTAAAGTGGGAGAAGCACGCTTTTAACTCAGGCTTGCGCGAGCGGTCGAAGCGCAGCATTTCCAAACACAGATCCTCCA